AAGTTCTTGATACATCTCTCGTTTCCCCCAAGTACCTTTGCTACGTGACCAAACGTTGTAACGGATTCGCCAAGTAGTTCTGATTTGAGATTCCCCTGAACCGAAGTAAGGCATTGGATTTATGACCGATACTTCGCAACCTAGTGATTTGATTAGAACGTTATCTTTGTTGCCGCTTGTACTTACTCCTATGTAATGCTCTTCGTCTAAGAACATTGAACCTGTCTTAGTTAGAAAAGAACCGCTATACATTGTGAACTTGATTTCTTTTTGTGTCTTGGTTGTAACCATTTTGTTTGTCCCTTTATTAGTCGCTATGCTCGTCAGGCAAGGTGCGCGAAACCTTGCGACTATGTGCGGTTGTGAATCGCACATAGTTTCGCGAAAGTTAATTTTGTTTGTCCCTATGTAGTTTTCAATGTACGTGTACGTTCCCTTACTAACGTGCGTGCTCTCAGCGTTTCCGCCTACTACGAGCGATACGAGCGTTCTGGTAGTACTAAGAGAATCTTACGCTGCTTGTAACGGTTTAGCCCACAGGGAAGCCAACATTTTTCACGCTTGTTTTAGACCCCTAGAAGCCCCGTAGAGCCGTTTTCGGATTCCGCAGGGGTTTCGGGTAGGGGACGGCGGCAGGACACGCGGACGCGCTAACTGCCTACTTGACGGCACACGTTGTAACGCAGTTACGATTTATTTATGGCTACTAACTCTCCTGATTCGACTTACACACACGTTGCTATCCGTATGGGTGGATTAGTTGTAGAAATCGGTACTGAAACCGCGTACCCCGATATGGTGAGCGATATTACAAACCGCGTACTAAATACTTTTCAAGAATCGGTAAAGACCGCAAAAGAAAACGGTATAGATATTTCCAATATGCGACTTATCACAACTGAGTATGGTGACGATTATGACGAAGAGTAATGTGTAAAGATTGCGGTAATTGCTCTAAAGAACACACGGTCACAATAGATGACGCAGTAGACGCGGTTCTTGATAGCCCTATCTAGTCAAGCCAAACTTTATATTCAGCCGTCACACGACCACGCACAGGGTCAATAAAGTGAAGACGTTGTGACGGAATAGCACTTGCGGCAAGAAGGTCACGCGCATATCGGTTATCAGATTCCGTACTACCAGTTTGGTAAACCGAACCTTGACCGTTAGCCATTGGCCAGCAAGCGTGTGTGTGGTAGTGACCAATATAAACGTCACGGAATTCCCACGGGTACGCACCTGAACGCCAACGGTTAGCGTGTCCGACAATAGCGGCAGGTGAAGCAAAGCCATTACGTCCTACTTCGTCACCGTGAATTAAAAGCGCGCGTTGCCAAGTTAATCTTTTTTCGTCCGCTAATAACTGGCGCGCTAGTTCGTAACACATACGGTCAATATTGTCGTTTCTTGGAACGTCCGCGCGCTTGCTTCCAATACGTCCGTGATTACCCCATTCCGCTACTACTAATACTTTTTCATAAGTTGCTAAGGCTTCTCTAACTACTTCGGTAATTAAACGCGAAACGGTTACGTATTGTTCAAATAAAGTAGAGTCAATTTCGTGTAACTGAGCAGGGTAATTAAATAAACCTTCGACCATATCGCCACCAAAAAGTATTACTACATCTTTTACAGGGTGGTCTGCTCTCTGAATCTCCGTAATACGTCTTGCCTTCTTAACGAAATTAAAGACGCGTTCGCGCATTACCTGTGAGTTATAAGTAGTAGTTTTCTTCGAACCTTGCCAATCCGTTAAGTGCCATAGGGCTACTTCAGGTTTAGTTTTTCTTTTATCTATTACAGGCGGTATTACTGGCGGAATCTTTCCCATAGATAAGGTTGCGTCATACGCGCTTTGTTTAGTTGCTACTACTAATTCATCAGTACGTTGTCTTGCGTCTTTTAATTGCTTTTGAGTTCTTATTAAGGCTCTACGTAATTCATCTAAATCTTCGTTAGCCACTTCGTCTGGAATCTCTTCCAAACGTTTCTCTAGCGTCACTTATCCTTACCTATGTAATACGAAGCCGCACTATGCGCGTGTTCGGTATAACCGACTTTATCAAGCCAATTATCTTCGTGTTCAGGATTCTTAAACGCTCTTACCGTTTTAAAAGCGTCCATCATTAGTCCAACTTTGAAAGGTTCTATAGGCGCAGTACCTAGAAGCGCACCCCAAATTTTTCCTATTGTTAAAAAGTTTTGATAGAAGTCCCCGTGATTTAATTCGCGTTCTTCAAGTATCTTTTTTACTTGTTGTTCTCGCACCGACATACTCCCCGTCTATGCGTACTGATACTTATTTCAGCAATCCTATGTCCTTCTTTACGTAGGGCATTAGCAAGGGTGACGTCAGGAATTCTTTTTTCAATAGCCTTATGTAAAGCGTCTTTGTCCTCTTTACTTAACTTTTCTATGATTAAAGCAAATGGGCAAGGTTGGTCTTGCTTCTTATACCGAACCATTTCAATCGAATCTTCTAAAGTCATAGGAAAAGGGTACAGGGAAGACTTCTCAGAAGGCAACCGACACGAGCAAAAGAAATAGCCCCGTAGCGTCTTCCCCAATCCGCTACAGGGCTAAACCTTTTATTGTTTATTTAGTTTTTTTAGGCTTACTTGCCTTTTTTAATTCTACTTCAATCTTGTCGGCAATCAAACCGAAAGCAGGGTCATTAGGATTGACCGCACGGATTGCTGGACCAACTACCGACACAAGACCAGCAATTACGATTGCCTTGATATCAGTTTCTCCATTTACTACGGCGAACGTTACAACTGCTACGAAGGTACGCGCATACGAAGCAACTACCGCTTTAAGTTTCTTGCTATCCATATTTATCCTTTCTTTGGTCGCGCTACTGCCATAATGGTTTTGTAGTCGCGCTTCTTTAGGTAAAAACCGTCACCGTTACTTTGTGAACCTTTTTTACCGCTTGAAGTATTTCCTTCCCACACTTGGAGATACTTTAATGCGGTGTTATGCCATTTAACAATTCCAACGTGGTCAGGCATAGCGTCTTCGTCAAACTGGAAAAATACAAGGTCATTAGGTTGCGCTTGTCCTAAGGGTACTAACTGATTATTTTTAGTTAGGTATTTAAGCCACTCATCACAAGACGCAAAACCTTTTGGCTTAGTCTTTGGCGCAACTTCAAGGATTCGTCCTGCTTCGTGAAAAATTTTAGACGCACTCATAGCGCACCACGGCTGGTTATTTAATCCGTACCACTTACCAAAAACAGTATCGTTATTACCTACTTCTAAATAACCTTCATAGCCTTTCGCAATTTCTTGTACTGAACTCATTTGCTTTCCTTTTCTATCACGGGTTCTTCAAGCGGTTTCGGTTTAGATTTCAAACCGTTAGCACTAAGAATCCCTGCGAGCGTTCCAGTTAAGAATACACATAGAGTAGAAACTAGGTCAATAAATGCGGCGTCATTTGGTGCTTGCGCCATAGGTTGTGTAATAAAAAGTAACGCATAAAGAAGACTAAAAACGCTTCCAGCAAAGACTATTGCGAGTATTACGCCGATAGTAACGATTAAACGCGCGTGTAATTCTTCAGGTGTAAATCTTCTTCTAGTCATTATTTGTTTCCACTTCAGGAAGTAAGTCTTTTGTACATTGACCGATTGCTTCGCATTGTGGCGGATTACATTCGGGCTTTTGCCAGTTTTCATATTCTTGGCACGGGTAACGAACCCAACCCTGATAGCCACAACCGCTTAGTAATAGCGTTAATAGTATGCCCCCAATTAAACACTTACGCATTTATCCGTGTCTTAATAACGGCTTGGTTAATCTTTAATTCATTTATATCCGCGCAAGCCCTATTCATTTGGTCTTTCAAAGATAGTCCGCCGTTCTCGTATAGTTGGTATTCAATACGAATTAACCGCTTATCTTGTTCTGTTAAACGGTTATCTAACTTACGCCAAATTTTAAAACCGCCAACAGGTGCGCCTATAAAGATACCAAATATTGTAGCAAGGCTAGCAAAGTCATCTAAAGTCATAATGTAATGGTAGCAAACTAATTATGGATAAGTAGTATCTGTTATTTTGCGCCAGTTTGTGCCGTTCCAAAATACTAATTTATTAGTATTAGTATCAAAGAAAATATCGCCTGTGCGTGGATTTGTTGGCGGATTAGTAGAAATATTAACGTTAGGCGCGGTAAATCTTTGCGCGGTTTCTAACTTATTTAAACGGTTATAAATTTCCTGAAACATTACACGTAATTCAGGTGGTTGATTTATGTAAGCCATAGCCGTTCCTAATTAGTAGTAGTTGTTAAAGTTAGCGTTACGCGTTCTGGTCCGTCTTCGCCAGGTTCTACGATAATTTCAACTATGCGGTAAACAGTATCAAAGCCTTCAGGAAAACGTTCATCTTGAATAATTAAACGCGCGTCATCTCCAATTTCATACGTGCCATAAACAGGTTCTACGAACGCAGGAACAATCACTTTAACGATTGGTGGTGGCTCAGCAAGCGCAAGAACTTGTGCAGTAGCCAATTCGTCAAGAACAGTTTGGTCGGTTATATCAGAATACGAAATTGTAAAATCAAGTAAAGGAAATCCGTCAAGAAGCGAAGTAGCGTCTGCCGCGTTTGCTTGTAATTTACCTTCATTAGAACCTGCGCCTGTAACGTAAAGACTATTAGTAAC